TTTCACTTGTACCGAAAGAAAATAAATTTTGTCCTGCCGGAGTCATTTGCATATTTTGCAAACTATTTAATCCAAATACATCATTTGTTTCAACAGAAATATTAATCACTTTAATCAACTCATCAAAGCGGGCATTCATATCCTTAACAAAGGCATTTCTGAGTACCGTTGTATGGGTAGGATCATAATTTGAAACTAATGTATAAGTATTATTCTGCATTTTTTGTCCTTACGGGGTTTGTTTGTTTTTGTTTCAATTCTTGTTCAACAAGTGCCATCTGTTCTTGTGTAATTGCTGACATACTGCCTTCCTCCGAATTAATCACACCTTCTGCCATTTTCATAATCAATTCAATATCTTCATCCGGCAACCCTAAGAAATATTCCATGAATGCCGGAGGTGGTACAACAGATGTTGCAAATGGAGAAGTCATATATTCTCTCAATGCCGTAGCTCTATTTTTACCAATCTCAGTTTTTTCCTTTTCAGATTTTGTGAATAAATCACTCCAAACAATAGCATATTCACCGGTAACTGGTTTAGCCAAAATTTGATATTTAATACAAGCATCAATGAATGGTTGAATAATATGAACTTCCGCATGTTCTTCTCTACGAGTTTGAACATATTCTTTATATTCATCACTATCCTGTGCAGAAGATAATTCACCACGTTCAGAACCAATTAATATTCTTTTTGGAATACCTTTAGCTGCTGAAATCATGGATATGCAAACATCCACATGTGGTTTTGGATCGGATATTTGTTGTTCCAATGCCTCAATATCAATTCCCTCATTAATTAAAAACCGGCGCAAATTATGTTCATATTCATCAATCTGATCCATTAATTTTTCTTCTTCGGCAGCAGTTAATTGAAATTCTTTATCCAATTTTCCATGGTAACCTGGACGAGCACCACGCCAAAACATTTCACCATCACCACCAATAATTTTTTCCAAATCCATCAACCGGTTAAAAATAGCTTGCAATCCCGGAATACCTTCAATCTCCGATTCCAAAATATCCTCAACAACATGTATTATTCTTGTGTGATGTACCTTGAATGATGTTTCGGCAAGTGTTTTTGGTTCTACAACAGTAATTCTATAGAGTACCGGCAAACCAAACCTTTCATCATTAATATTTTTCTCGTAAACAATCTCATCAATGCAACCTTCACCAAATGGCTTGATATATTTTAATGATCTTTTTCCTGTGGCTACTGATTTTTCATAATCTTCTTTAGTTCTAACATCATCCAACCCCAACAATAATACAGCATATTTTCCTAACCCAGACAACCGATCTACACGAGAAAAATTGGAGACTATTTTTAATTTCTTATTTAACTCAATCCAATCCTTTTCAAACTGAGTTTCTTTTTCTTTTTTGCTCTCCTGAATTTTTAATTTTCCACGCCAAGTTGCTTTTACAGGTCGGTCAATAACTGCTTTTGCAATATCCTGACGAAAGTATTGGGAAACATAATCCCTGTACTCAAGCGTAATTTTATATCCTAAAGCTTCGTATAAATTACGATCCCCATTGTATTGATCCCCCAACTTTGCAGCAAATTGCATTCTTGATACCAATGCGCTTGCTAAAGCATGTAATTTTTGATCAGAATTTATTGTAGGTTTTTTAGTCCGTTCCATTCTTTCTTCGTTTATTAACAATAAGTATTTCTAATTTTCTATCAATACTTTTTACCAGAAGTAATAATGCCTCATATTTGGAAGATTCATTTTTAGTATTTTCCTTTATTTCACATTTTACTTCGCCGATCAGTTTGTCCACATATTCCATGTTCGCCTTTTTATCAAGTTCATCATGCACATCTTGCCTATATTTTTTTCTACTTTTAATAGAATAAACTATATATGGAATTAAAAGAGTGCCCAATATTCCTAAGACTATATTTACCCAATCAAACGCATTTTCCATACTTATTATAAATTACAATTGTTAGTAAAAGTATAATTAACGCAATCAAAAAAACTAACGAAAAAACATCTGAAGTACAATACTCATAATATGTAACGTAATTCCCAAATATTAAACTCAAATTAAATGCAATGTATAACCCATTAAATATTATCGCTGTAAACATCAAATAAGAATTGTACTTCTTAGTTTTATAAAGTTCAATAAAACTGTATTCCAAAATCCCATGCATATTTACATAATATAAAGCATTCCAAATTGCTGATTTTTCCACAGCATAATTAAGATAAGTCAAAACAATTTCAAGCCATAAAAGCAATCCAATTTCATATGCTTTAATGTTCATTCTTTTACAGGCTTTGGTGGTTTTGGAGGATCTGGTGGCTGCACAATTTCTTCATCCCCATCTGGCACCCTATAAATTTTTGCTTTCATGATCTTTTTGGTTTAGGTGGAAAAGGATCCTCTGGATAATCTGGTGTTGGATATGGATCAGGATCAGGATCGTCCGGTAAAAGATTTACAGTTCCTTGAACTGAAATTTTTTGATCATTTGCTGATACCTGCACGAATGTAAGTGCAAAGAGAATTGAGAAAACTAAAATAAATTTTTTCATGTTTTAAATTTTAGTAAAGATATAAATTCCAATTAAAATATATGACCACCTCGCAATGAAGTGATCCAGAAACGGGAACCGGATTAAAAGTTTATCCCATATGAGATTTTTATTCTTTGCCCAATTGCCTGAAAATTTTCCATATAAGAAATCAAAACATCCGGCATAAATAAAGGCAGTTGAAAGGAATAAGTACAGGAATCTTAAAGTAAATATTTCCCGGCCAAAAAAGGCGCCAGTTAAAAAGGCTGAGAAAATTAATAGTAATTCCAACCAATGCGGGTATTTGTTGTTTAATTTCTCTGTCCATCCCCGGTAAACTAAAGCATTTGTGAGGGATTTTAAAAATACTGTAAGTGATATGAGAATTAGTAAGATCATATGTCATTTATTGTAAATCCAATATTTCCACCGTCTGATCCTGTACCTATACATTCAGCAGCGGTTACAGCATAATCTGATTGCTCAGTACTTCCCGAATAAGAACCTAACACAGGGTTAACATCTATGTTATTAGAGCCACAAGTTATACCAGTTGCAATATCAGTTGTGTTGTTGTACAGATTGCAATATCTCACAAATGAACTTGCTGAAAATGTAGTTTTTTGATTCGTAGAAAATCCTGCACCGATTGCAGTTGCAAAATTCATAATTACAGAATCTTTAATGTCAACTGGATAGCCGTCCCAAGTACCATCTAAAGCATCATAATTACCATATAAAAATCCATTTGTTTTACCTGACGCATTTCCGACTATAACACAATTTTTTACTAATGAAATGGGAGTTCCAGCATCATCACCTCTAATTCTTGATGTTACTAAACCATAACATCTTAACCAGGTTTGTCTAAATCTAAAATCAATATTTATATTTAAATAACAATTAGTAAGAGTCGAATTGATTCCATTTGCATTAGCTCTAAGCGAACTGGTACCTATTTTACAATTATATAGATCACACAAACTAATATCCACAGACTGGTCGGCAGCTATTGGGACAAATGTACAATTGTAAAACTTTTGTCTATTTGTACTTGTATTAGAACCTATCCCGGCACTCGCACCAGTTCTCCCGATGAATGTACAATTATAATGTTCACATTGCGTTGTGTTGATGTGTGCCCAAGCCGATTTTGTGCAATTTTGAAATGTTGAATTACGAACAATTATTTTAGAAGCTCCATGAGCTGAAACTCCGTCATCGCAATTTGTTACAATAACGTTATCAACATCGATTAATGCTGTTGCTGGTGCAGAACTTGCAATACCATTACCTGAACTAACTAAAAAATCTTGTATAGTTAAGCCGTTGCCGATTATAAATAAATGAAAATTAGCCCCTCCAGTTGATATATTAATCCCACTGTAATAATCAACACCAGTGCCTATTATTTTACATCCAGTCTGAAAGGTAATCGTCAATTTTGTTAATGACGAATAATCCTTTGTTCCGTAACTAAATGAACTATAGTCGCCAGTTGCAACATAAGCAGTCTTTTGATCTCCATCAGTCAAATTTTGTGAATATATTGTCAATTTAAACAACGTTGCCCATGCTTTAGAAGGAGAAGTGCCGTCATTGTCATCACTGCCTAAATTAGCATTAACATATCTGTCATATTTTACACTTCCCCCGAATCCGAGGGCATGTTTATTTCCTAACAACACTCCCATTTTATTATCTCCCTACAAATATTTCAGTCGCAGTATTTCCAGAATCACCCACAATTTTACTACAAAAAAGTAAATTCCAGCCATCACCGGCATTACTAAATCTTGTTTTTACAGATGTGGATTGTCCGACAGGGATTACAGTCAAATCACCTTCATCACCATCCACTTTTATATAAAATCCATAAGGATCTGTATAATCTTCTTCAGTTAAATCAATACCTACAGCAACACATTGAACAACTGTACCAATAGGCTTTACATGATTGTCCCGATTATCATCAAATGTTAAGTTATTCTGTGCCATTACTTCTTATTTTATTGGTTTTACATTCACCGCATTTGGTCCACGTTTGGTAGACTCAATCTCAAAATTAACCCTTGTATCAGTTTCTACATGCCCTAAATTTGGGCATTTTTTGATATGAAAAAAATATTCGAATTCAGTCTCATCCTGAATAACAAATCCATAACCCTTATCAACTTTAAAAAACTTTACTTTACCTTCTAAATTATTCATAATCCTAAATATTAAATTAATTGTATTTTATTTCAATTCTCTCATAAGATGTATTATTGGTAAAGTATACCAGAAATACCCTTAAATCCGTTGTCGTATACGTATATCCACACATTATGTTATCCTCCTTGCTAATTTTCTTGCAGCCAATAAATTAAATGCGGCACTCCCGGCATCCACCTGATCTTTAAATCGGCCAAACGGGAATGCCCTATATTCACTTATAAACTCTTTATTCCACATTCCAAGTAATAACATCACATTTCCATCGTTTACCTGAACTGAAAATGGGTCAGCACGGTATTCTTTATCCCCTTTAGGAAAATCTTTTCTTATCACAAAACCGGCCAAATTGCGGGTGGTTCCTTCAGCACTTTCCTTCCCTCCTGATCCCGGTTCGACCTCAACCCACACCTCAACATCTCTGCCATCCGCAATAGCCGTTTCTTTAATAATCCTCTCTCTTTCTTCACTCGCCCATTGCCCTTTTTTTACATCAGAAACAATATAATGCCCATTTGTCAATCGAGACATTTTAACACCGGCAGTTCTTTTCCCACCATCTTTTGTTCCGGCTTTATCCCAATACCGAATTGTTTTTATAATATGTGCAGCATTTGGCATTTGGGTTATGAGTTGTAAATGATCAACTTTAAACATACCCCCACCCGGAGGAACCGGATGTTGACCAACCTGACCGGCATATCCATATTGCCCTAAATCCTGCTCCATTTCTTTAAGGGCATCCCAACTTAACCGAATTGGATCGAGCAGATCATCAACATAAAATTCAGATAATTCTGGTGGTTTTAAATATTGCCGGTATTCACGAATTTCTCCTGGTAAACATATGTGTCGAATTTTCTTTTCTGGTTTAGCAAGCAAATGACCTGATGGATCTTCTTCATGCAGCCTTTGCATAACCATAATGGTAACGGTTACATTTTTATCAGCTTTACGGGTTGAAGCGGATTGATCTACCCAATTGTTTGCAGTAATTAATTGTGCTTCTGATGCAGCTTGTTTTGGATTAATTGGATCATCCCAAATATTTATATGCCCGTGAAATCCCACAATAGTACCACCAACAGATGTACTAAATCTACCTCCACCAAAAATAACCCCTGTAACACGTCCTAAATGATTTCTTTGTCTAATTGCAATCCGGTAATTTGACTTTGTATCCTTATCTTCTTTAAATGTAATATCAGGATACATGGACATAAATTTATCTGAACGCATAATATCACGGCTTTTTTCCGCACTTTCCAAAGCCAATGAATCGGAATATGACCCGGTAATAAATTTCATCCAAGGCCATTTTGTCCAGCACCAAACAGGAAACATTACACTAACTACAGTAGTTTTTGATGTGCCTGGTGGTATATTTATAATTAAATCGTATAATTTCTTTTCTTTTTTTCCAACTCTTTCAGCAACTTCCTCTAACTGTTTGCACAAATATTCAATGTGCCAATTTAAAACCAACTCATCATCCGACACCTCATTCCAAAAAACCTGCAAAAATTCACATAAAGATAATCCCCCAAGACTCCGAAGAATATCTGTAGGATTTTCCAAGGCCATTTTAACAATTTCTTCCTTGGAAACTAATGTGTCATTTTGTGGATATCCCATGTGATTGACTTAGTTTTTTCATTCCAATACTCTTAATTAATCTCTGTTCTTCTTCATTGAGCATGGAGAGATCAAGTTTATGCTCAACATTCACATTTGTTTTAATTTCAGTGTGTTTTGTGTCGGACCATTGTTCCGGCATCCGGTTATTTAACCAATATTTTTGAGCTACGGGATTGCCGGGAACATATTTTCTGGTTGTCCGGGTAGAAATTTCTTCTTCTCCATTTTTATAAGTAATAATTTTTTCTGTTTCGTCATAAAAAAATCCTGTAGCGGATTTATGTGTTCCAGCAATGACTTGCAGATTATGAATATCCCTTCCCTGTAACAAAGCAGTAGTAAATTCTGGATGCCGCATTTGCCACCCACGAATTGTAGATTCATCCACACCAAAAAAATCTGCTAACATTTGATTTGTCCACCCATTTTTAGCTAAATAATAAACATGGCGCATAAAATTATCTTTCCATTTAATTTTATTATTTTCTACCAAATTATCATCCTCATCAAAATAAGTGGTGCCCATAAATTTCTCAATAAAATCAGGGTGATCAATATTTTTTAATTCTTCCGGGATAAGTGGATTTTCCACAATCTCCCCAATATATTTTACTTTAGTTCTTTCAGGTTTTACTTTTGGAAATTTTGTGCGTTCCATGACTACAAAAAATTTTTGACATTAAAAATTGATGCTAAAATTAGTTGTTATAAAATGATATAAAAAATTTTTTCAATAAAAAATTACTGAATTCTGTAATATTTTATTTTAAAAATTATTTGTATAATAGTGGAAATTTTAATAATAAAAACAATGAGACACATATATTGCCCAGTTTGTGGTAAAAAATTAAAACTTAAAAAAATTAAAAAATCTCCTAATATGCACAGAAGAGGATTACGTTCTTATGAATGTGTAGATTGTGGATATGCTGAATATGATTCAAATCCACGAGAACAAATGATAACAGAAGGATATTTAGATAATGAATAATAAACTTAAATCTTAAAAATTATGTGGTCGGAACAAGAACAGAAAGAAAGAGACATTACAGAGGCAAAAGTACAACTCACAAAAATTGAAGCTGCCATAATCTTGGCAAAAAACAATAATTTGGGATGTGAAATACATATTGCTGGAATAGAAATTGGAATCTGTAATAATAACAAAATTTTACCTGTGCTTTTATATGAAAAAGCAGAAATTAAAAAGTTTCTCACAGGCAAACCAAATGAATGGGAATAATTTATGAGAAAATACA